ATCGACGAGCTTTCTTCCTTCAAATCGTGGCAGGCGAAGCGGTTCAAAAGCCTCTTGAAGGTCAGACCGTATGTGAAACGGATCGTGGGGCTGACAGGCACTCCGTCATCGAACGGTCTTATGGATCTGTGGGCGGAGTTCCGGGTGCTGGATCTGGGCAAGCGGCTCGGACGGTACATTACGCACTACAGGAACGCTTATTTCACCCCGGACAAGCGGAACGGCGAAGTGGTGTTCAGCTACAAGCCGCTTCCCGGCGCTGAAGAGCTGATCTATGAGAGGATCTCGGACATCACCATCTCCATGAAGTCCTGCGATTATCTGACGCTGCCGGAATGCGTGTTCAATGAGGTGCCGGTTTTCATGGATGAGAAAGAAATGGCCGTATATGATACCTTCCGCGAGGAAATGGTGGCGAGGGTCAAGGATAAGGAGATCGATGCGGCAAATGCGGCGGTCCTCTCCGGCAAGCTCCTCCAAATGGCAAACGGCGCCGTATATGATGAGGATAAAAACGTCCATCTGATCCACGACCGCAAACTGGACGCTCTGGAGGATCTCCTTGAAGGAGCCAACGGAAAGCCGGTCCTGATTGCGTACTGGTATCAGCACGACGCCGACCGCATCAAGGCACGTTTCCCGGTTCGGGAGATCAAGACGTCGAAAGACATTGATGATTGGAATGCGGGAAAGATTTCTGCGGCAATCATCCATCCGGCATCTGCCGGTCACGGACTGAACCTTCAAACCGGAGGTTCGACGCTGATATGGTTTGGGCTGACGTGGAGTCTTGAGCTGTATCAACAGACCAACGCACGTCTGCACCGGCAGGGTCAGAAAGATACGGTCGTGATCCATCACATAATCGCCAAAGGCACCATCGACGAGGACGTTATGAAAGCGCTTCGGAAAAAAGAGCGCACGCAGAACGCTCTGATCGATGCGGTAAAGGCAAATCTGGAGGCGGTTCGATGACGGATCCCTGGGAGAATCTCGCCAACGCCATTATCCTGCAGGCGGTCAAAGATTACCGCGAGGCCAGAAAGAAACTGAAAAAAAGACCCAAGAACGAAGACGCAAAGCTTACGGTATCGGATTGTGAGGCGTTTTTCCGTTCCGAATGGTTCAAGGCGCTCACCAACGTCAACGGCGAGATGCTGCTGAAAAAACTACGGGAGGAAAACGTATGACACCGAAAGAATATCTTCACCAGGCGTACCGTCTGGATCACAGAATCAACAGCAACATTGAGGAGCTGAACCGGCTGCGTGAAATGTCCTCATCCATCTCTTCTCCACAGCTGACGGAGCGTGTGCAAACGTCACGCTCCACGGAGGCGCCTTTCGTGCGCTGCATCTTCAAAATCATGGAGCTGGAGGAAAAGATCAACGCCGAGGTCGACCTGTATGTGGATCTGAAGACTGAGATCCGCAGCGTCATTGAGAAGGTCGAAAACACCGATGAGCAGATGGTCCTCCGCTACCGCTACATCCATAACATGACCTGGGAGCAGATCGGCGACGAACTCAATGCGGACAGGACTACGGTCTACAGATGGCACAACACGGCGCTGCGGCATGTGGTGCTGCCGGAAAACCCGATCAGAATCTGAAGGTTGCACGGTTTGCAACGCTTTGCAACAAGAAACCACACCGCCGTCTATGCTATGATATAATCAGCGAAAAGCAGAATGAGACGAGCCTCATGGGGTCTTCCCCGTGGGGCTTTTGTCGTACATGGAGGAACGGTCATGGGCTACAGGAAGGTCGGCTGGCTTGAACAGTGCTGGTACATCATCAAATACAAGCTCCGAGAACTGTTCCGCAGGAGGTAGCCTATGCCAAGAAAACCGCGCAGACCTTGCGGTCATCCCGGCTGTCCGAGGCTTGCCGTCGACGGCGGGCAGTACTGCGAGGAGCATGTGAAAACGGAAAGAGACCGATACAACAAGTATGAAAGGTCTCCCGACATCAACAAGAAATACGGGCGGGCGTGGAAAAGAATCCGTGACAGGTACGCTGCCGCTCATCCCCTCTGCGAGATGTGTCTGAAGGAGGGACGGCTGACTCCTGTTGAGGAAGTCCACCACATTCTCCCCATATCTCAGGGCGGAGATCACAGGGAAAGCAATCTGATGAGTCTTTGCCAATCCTGTCACACGAAGATCCACCACGAACTCGGCGACCGGTAGGGGGAGCAAAATCCTTACAGCTTTCTGCCCGGACAGCGGCCTGGGGCTTCGTGCGTAAAAATTGAAATTCAAACGGGGTATTTAGGCTGCCCCGATAAGGAGGTGATGCGGATGGCGAAAGACGGCACCGCAAGAGGCGGTCCCAGAGTGGGCGCCGGACGCAAACCGAAGGCGCTGGCTGACAAAGTCGCGCAAGGCGCTCCGGCGGATGTTCTCTCTTTCCCGGAACCCGCCGACATGGAGGGCGTCGATATGCCTCCCATTAAAGAATACCTGCGAGCATCGCAAAAAAGCGGAATCGATCTGTGTGCTGAGGACGTTTTCAAAAGCACCTATCTGTGGCTGAAGGAACGCGGCTGCGACCGCTATGTGAACACGCAACTGATCGAGCAATACGCCATGATGGTGTCCAGATGGGTCCAGTGCGAGACCTGCATCTCTGAATACGGTTTTCTCGGCAAGCATCCGACCACGGGCGCCGCAATCACAAGTCCGTATGTGACGATGAGCCAAAACTACCTGAAGCAGGTCAATCAGTGCTGGTTCCAGATATATCAGATCGTGAAGGAAAACTGCTCTGCCGGATACGGCGGCGCGACTCCGCACGACGACCTCATGGAGCGGCTTCTCACCGCAAGAAAAAAGAGCTGAACGGAGGAAGACCATGTTTGAAAAAGTGAATCCCGCGCACCCCGATAAGGTGGCGGACAGAATTGCCGGCGCTCTCGTCGACTACGCATACAGGCGGGAAAAGAATCCGCGCATTGCCGTCGAGGTTCTGATCGGACACGGAATTTGCCACATCGTTGCCGAAGCCTCTTCTTTCATTCCCGTTGATTTCGTGGAAGAGACCGTGAAGAGGATCGCCGGTGAGCGGGTTGTGACCAATATTATTCAGGTCCGACAGGATCCTCACCTTGCAGACAATCAGACGGACGGCATCCATTGCGGAGACAACGGCATTTTCAAAGGCGTTCCCGTAACGGATGAACAAAAGCGTCTGTCTGAAATCGCAAGAAGCATTTACGGCGTTTACGGTACCGACGGCAAGTACATCCTGGATGGTGAAAGGCTCATCATCTGCCAGAGCAACGCGAAGACTTTTCACCTTCGCGAGGTCTATCCGGAAGCCGAGATCAATCCTCTGGGCGACTGGACGGGCGGCACGGATGTGGATGCAGGCGTCACCAATCGCAAACTCGGCTCCGATATGGCGGATTCCGTCACGGGAGGCGGTCTGCACGGAAAGGATCTGTCCAAAGCGGATGTGTCCGTAAACGTGTATGCCTGGCTCAAAGCGCAGGAAACCGGGAAGCCGGTCGAACTGTGCTGCGCAATCGGCGACGATACGGTGGACGGCAGACCGTATGCGGAGATTGTCGAAATCTGTCGAAAATACATTGAGACCGTGGGCGGCTTTGAAAAGTTCGCCGAATGGGGTCTCGTTTAAGGAGGATCGTATGGACTATGTAAAAAGACGGCTGAGTGAGATTAAGCCGTATGAAAACAATCCGAGGATCAACGACGATGCGGTTGACGATGTTGTGGAGAGCATCAGACAGTGTTCGTACATCGCGCCCATTGTCATCGATGAGGACGGCGTGATCCTTGCAGGTCACACGCGTTACAGGGCGCTCCGCAAGCTGGGATACTCCGAATGCGAAGTGATCGTGGTTTCCGGTTTGACCGAGGAGCAGAAGAAAAAGTATCGCCTGTACGACAACAAGACCGCCGAGTTCGCAAGCTGGGATCAGAAAAAGCTGAGCGAGGAACTTTCCGACGTTGATTTCTGCGGATACGATTTCGGTCAGCCGGTCTTCGTTCTCCCGGATGAGGAGACGGACGGCGGGCGCAGAACAAAGACCTGTCCGTGCTGCGGGGAGGTGTTTGAGATATGAGGCTTGAAACGCTGAAGTTGGCGGATCTCATTCCGTATGCGAACAATCCGAGGAAAAACGACGATGCGGTCAACGCCGTGGCGGAAAGCATCCGGCAATGCACTTACATTACGCCGATCATCGTGGATGAAAACTGGGTGATCATTGCCGGGCATACAAGGTATAAGGCGCTGAAAGCGCTCGGAATCGAAGAGGCTCCGTGCCTGATCTGCGATGGTCTGACCGAGGAACAAAAGAAAAAATACAGGTATCTTGACAACAAAACCGGAGAAAAAGCGACCTGGGATCTCATGAAATTGGAAGTCGAGCTTGAAGGTGTGGATCTGGAGGGCTTCGATTTCTTCGGAATGGCGGCGGATCTGACCACTACGCCCGGTCCCGACAGAAAGATCAGCGGCTCCACGGAATTTGATACGGAGGTGTTCGGAGATGAAGAGTTCAAATACCAGTGTCCGGCATGCGGCTTCCGCTTCAACTGAGTTTCCGTGGAAATGGCGTCTTGAAGACCTGAGCGCAAGGCCGAAGAACGGCTGCAAGGTGTTTTCCTGCTTCAGCTGCGGCGGCGGTTCGTCTATGGGATACAAACTGGCGGGATACTCCGTAATCGGGAACTGCGAGATCGATCCCGATATGATGAAGATCTACAGAGAGAACAACCACCCGGAGCACAGTTTCCTTATGGACGTTCGTGACTTTGCGAAGCTGCCGGATGAAGAGATCCCGGAGGAACTGAAACATCTGGACGTGCTGGACGGTTCGCCTCCGTGCTCCGTCTTTTCTATGGCGGGCAGCCGTGAGGACGGATGGAATGTTGAAAAAACTTTCCGAGAGGGACAGGCAAAGCAGAGGCTTGACGATCTATTCCTCTTTTTCATCGACGTCGCCAAACGGCTTCAGCCGAAGGTGGTCATCGCGGAAAACGTGAAGGGTCTCATCAACGGAAATGCGAAGGGCTGGGTCAATCAGATCGTCAAGGCATTCGACGAAGCCGGATACGTGGTGCAGATCTTCCTCTTCAATTCGGCATTGATGGGAGTTCCCCAAAAACGTGAGC